TTCCTGATGGTAGTCACTTCTACCTAATTCCGAGTCCTGACCCCAAGAAACGAGAAGTATGGTATATTGCTGGGGCATCAGGTTCAGGTAAGAGTCACATTGCTAAAGGACTTGCCGAACAATACATGAAGCAGTTCTCTGGTCGCAATGTTTATTTAGTTTCAAAATTGGAACAAGACGACACCCTAGACAGCATGAAAGGTCAGAAATGTATTCGCCTTAAACCTGCTAAATTAGTTGAGAAACCCATTAAGACCACCGAGGACATGGAGGGATTGAGGGATTCAATGATTATTTTTGATGACTACGACAGCTTTACTGGAAAGGAGGCAAAGACCATTCAGCAGTTAATGGACGACATTGCCACAATGGGACGCCACATGAATATTACGATGCTTTGTTTGACCCATTACCTAACCAACTATTCCAAGACTCGCTTGCTACTGACGGAAGCGACGCATCTTGTTCTCTACCCATTGAGCACAGGAGCATCGGCGTTAAACTATGTTCTAAAGACCTATTTGGGTATGGAAAAGGACGATGTAGCACGTCTTAAGAATGGAGGGTCTCGCTGGGTTTGCATCTATAAAAACTACCCCACTTATGTCGTGACGGAGAATGAGGCATATTTGCTAAACGACGAAAGAGGAGGGGAATGAGACCTAAAAAATCAGTAACAAATCAGTAACGCCCTTAACCATTACCAAAATGGGTAAGGAGGTTTCTAATAACGATTTTACGCAGGTAAGGCGTTACTGTTACTGAATTTCTAGAAACGATTGCAGCGGAGGAAATTGGACGAGAGGAGAACGCATTTTTTTCCGCGCGTAGCGACTTTTGGGGAATAATCAGTAACAATAACACCCCTTACCTACTCTATTTTATACCCATAGTCCCCCTAATCAAATTAGGTAAGGTGCCGTAGCGTTACTGAATTGTTACTGAATTTGTCCGTCAATAAATCAGTAACATTTTACTTGTGCTTTATAAATGGACGCAACAACGATGAGTCAGATTGGATTAGGTGGTGGTAGTATTGGAATTCTGATGCTTGCTTGGAAAGTCTTTACTTGGTTAAACCATCGCAATATTAAAAGTAGGTGTTGTGGAAAGACCTTTGAAGTAGAATTAGATGTAGAAACACCTAAAAAAGAAGCATCTGCTAATATAAATGCCACGCAACCTGAGCATTCAACCTTACAAATTAGGTCGCCTGAAGGGGTGGAGAACCTACATAGGAGGGACAGCAGTGTCACGGAAACCAGTGGAATTGGAAAGAGCGATTCAGCAATGGATGGCAATTGAAAAAGGAGGAAGTGCTGAGGAAGTTAAAGGGTATTCGTTAAGTGAATCGGACATGCGTAAGGTCATTCCAACACTAAAAATCATCTCCTATACAGATTTGCTGAATGCAAAGTCTATAGACGATGTGTTAGACGAAAAGGGTCGCCTGATGCTTCTTTATTTAACCGAGAATGAAACCACTGGACATTGGGTATGCCTTCTAAAACTACGAGACAGCGACATTCTAGAATACTTTGACCCCTATGGTAATTATAAACCTGATGGTGAGAAGAAGTGGCTTTCTAAATCTAAACTTCGTGAATTCGGACAGGACACAGACCACCTTACAAAATTATTAAAAGCAAGTCCTTACACTATAAAAAGCAATGCAGTTGCCTTCCAGAAGGACGTGCGTGACAATAATACTTGCGGTCGTCACTGCTTATGCCGACTTTATTTTAAACATCTTTCGCTCCCTGAGTATGCGAACATGATTGAGGAAACAGGCATCCCTCCTGATGACTTCGTCAGTGGATTCACCTATAATTTAATCGGTCAGTAATCGCAAGAAATAAACCCCAGCAACTATAAATGAGCTTTTCGCAGCAAATAGTCACAGGTTCGGCTGCCGACGGAGATTATGTGTATTACAATGCGACCATAGTGAATAACACGGTCATCACGTCACAAACGACCGACGACCCTCAATGCTCTTTTGAGGACACACGCGTGAATCCTATTCTAAAAGATGCCTCCAAGTATGTCATCAGTGTGGATTCCTTTTCCCTGAATGGAGTGACTAAAACTCTTCCTATTTTGATTCCACAAATCAAACCAACGACACTTACAGCATCCATTACTGCTTCCGCAGTGTCCGCCGATGGTAATAGCATTACCTACACAGTTTCAACGGCATTACAAAGTGGAATGAAAATTAATAGCATCTCTGGATTTACTACAGGTGGGTATAATCAGGGAGAGGCAACACTAATCTCAGCAACCTCTACAACCATTACTATAGCAAATTCCAATAGAGTTCCAGTCGGAACTGCAACAGGCACAGGAACTCTTACCTACCCTGACCCCACAGATGTCAATACGACCATCTACACTGTCACTTTTGGTGTTCAAATTGGAACAGGCACAGGCACCACAACAGGCTCAGGTGGAGCATCAACTCTACATACTTTCCAAGCAACTGTTCCAGTTCAATGGTCTCCTGAAAATCAAGGACCTTTTTATAAAACACCTACCACCGCAAATCCTAGACAGGCTGAATCACCTTATTACTATGTGTATTCTTACCAACATTGGTGTTTGCTTCTTAACAATGCTCTTATAGCAGCGTGGAGAGATGTGATGTATAAATGTCAAAACCATTTGGGGTATGGTGGAACACAATGTCCTTTCTTTGAATTTAATCCAAACACAGGCTTATTCTCAATTTGTCAAGACAGCTTAACATCATGGATTCCTTACGGACAGACAAAACAAACACCAACAACTGTCACTAACGCATCCGCAGGCGTTTCAGATTGGACTTACCCTTTCGGTCCTGTCTTTAATCCCACAACTACAACTTTAGGTCGTGGTCAAGGCACAGGTTCTTCTACAGGCACAGGAACAGGAACGGCAGGTGCAAATTCACAATTACAAAGTCCTTATGGCGAACGAGAGTTCTCTTATATAGGTATGAATTCAAACCTAGAAGGATTAATGACCAATTTTGATGCTGTCTATTATTCCGCTAATTCAAGCATTCTAGGAACAACTGGATTCTATTATGCGCCATTGTCTGGTTCGGTCGTCGCCCCTTCTACCATTTCAAATGGAACAGGCACAGGAAACTGGATTGTAGCATCTTCCACATCTCCAGTCTATTACCCAGAGAACATCATTAATGTAATTCCTGATGCTAGAACAGATTGTATTTTTACACTTCCACAGATTTGGGCAGTCGCCACAGCAGCAAGCGTGTATTACATCCGAGAAACCCAAGACTACATTAGCACAGGTTCTCTCTGGTCTCCTATAGCATCTTTCGTCTTGGGCACAAGTCAAATACCAGTCCGCAAGGAAGTTATGGCGAACCCAGTTAGTTTGGGTGGTTCAAGTCTAGGCGGAACAACCTCAGGAGGAGCATCGCAAAAGGTTCTTCTAGAAGTTCCAATTGATGGAGTGACCGCCGACATATGGCGTGGAAATGTTCTTTATAAACCGCTGACGCCCATTTTCTCGGCAATGGATTCCACTCAGGATGGTCTACAAGTTATAGACATCAACCTTGGATGGCGCAACCGCCTCACCAACCAAGTAATTCCATGCCTTCTCTATAATTCAGGGTCAGTCACCTACCGCCTCCGATTCGTCCGAAAGTAGCGTCGTTTTAATCCAAAAAACTTTCCTGCGCCTTCCATAAATGGCAGCGGAAGTGACAAAGTTTTCGGTTTATGACCCTCGCGTGATTCAAACAAAGCCCAAGTATGCAGTGGAAAAGGGTGCTCTCAGTGTGACCAATGTGACTTTCAACTCACAGACAGCGAACGCATCCTCCCAGCAGTTCAACGTGGTCGTTCCTTCTGAGAACGTCTTTATTGACCGAGCTGTAGACTGGATTAGCGGTGGTGTAGCATCTATTTCATTAACCCTTTCAGCTGGAACAACCGCTGGTTCAGGTGTTCTTTTGACTCCAGGTGAAGTTGCCCTTGCTGCCTTCCCTAGTCACCAGTGTGTGTCTCAGATGACAGCGACCATCAACGATGCCTCTGTGTCTGTGAATACTTCAGATGTGTTGAACTATGTTCTCCGTCTCCAAGACTACAAGAAGAACCGCCTTCAACGAACTTGCCCAACCATGTTAGACAATTATGCTACTTACCCAGCAGCATCGTCTCCGACAGGTGTGAATACGGCGACATCTCAGTCCGCCTACTTCCAGAACTCACCCCTTACAACTTATGGTGGCGCTCATGCTGTGGATGAATCACCTAACGGCGCATTCTCCCAGTGGTGGTTCTGTGACGCAACTGGAACTATTCTAACCACTAACAATGGTCTTCCAGTGCTTGCAACTACAGCCTCTACAACTTCTACTGAAACTGTCTACATTCGCTGGCAGTCCACTGAGAAGTTGTTCCTTCCACCATTCATCTTTGCGGATGATGCGGAATACTCCACAGGTCTCTTTGGTGTTCAGAACTTCCAAGTTCAGATGAATATGCTTTCAACTCCTTCTCGTGCGATTCGCTTGTCGGATTCTTTAATCGGTCGTGCTGTCGGAACTGGTGGTAAGACAATTACCGCAGTGGGTGGAATTGCTTGGGGAACAAGTGGGACTTATGTTCCTTACCCAATTCAACCTGCTCTTTCAGTTCAGTTTTTGACACCTGCGTTGGATGTTCCCCTTCCACCCAAGAGCATCGTTCCATACATGGAGTTTCCAAGGTATATTACCAATTTGACGCCAAACCAAGTCACTACCTTGGGAAAGGCTGTTAATGTTCAGGGAAGCAGAACGGATGCAAGTCAGGTTAGTTCTAACACAATTACCTTACCAAATATTCCTGACCTTCTGATGATTTACCTAAAACCTACAACACCAGGCGCTGTGATTTGCTCTACCACAGGAACTTCTGGTAAGCTCTATTCAGGACAAGGAACAGCTTCAGGAGCATTAGGAATTTGGGATTCATCCATGGCGGACTTTACACTACCGATTAGCGGTATTAGCATCAATTTTGACAACTTTTCAGGTCTTCTTGCAAACCATACAACCTACGAGTTGTATAAGATGTCCGTGAATAATGGTCTAGAAATGGACTATGCGACTTGGTGTGGTGAGTCCAGACGTGTTCCTGAATCAGGCACTGGAACCCCTTATGTTCCTCTCTGTGGTGGTCCATTGATTCTCAAGCCTGGTCGTGACTTCGCCCTTCAGGCAGGACAAGCACCAGGTCTAGTCGGCAACTTCTC